GCAATTAATGACGAAGCTAGTGGTCACCAAAACGGCTGTTGCTGCTCCAGTAGTTGCAGGAGCAACCACAGGGGAAGCTGTTGTTGTTGGTGGCGCTACTGCGACCACATGGGGGTCTGTTCTATGGGGAGCAGCTCCTATGGTTGTGGCAGCCGGAACTGGAGCCTTTATCGGAATTGGGGCAATGAGAGCTTACGAATATTTCTTTGACCCAGAAAAATATAAGATGGACCTGTTTCCAACCGACGAACAACTCGACGCTTATAATGCCCACCTTGCTTCCGCAAAAGCCAAGAAATCCGCTAACAATATACCCCAACACATACCCAATGTCCCTCAGAACAACACCCCAAACTCCCCTAACCCCAAGAAGCCAGACGAGCCTAAAGAGCGCCGTAAGCAGCCCCTATCTAAAACTGAGGCTTATGCTAAAATAAAAGACAGATATGAACATTTTGAAGGAAATAAATATCGCCTAAGGGACGGCAAAGAACCCATAAAGATAAAAGGCAAAGCTGTAGAACGAGTCGAGTGGGACCACAACCATGGCGGAGAATGGGAAGCTTACCCCTATAAAGATGGCGGAAAGCACCTTGGAGCCTTAGACCCAGAGACACTAGAATTGTATAAAGGCCCAGTAAAGGGCAGAAACGTAAAAAGCTAAAGAGATGTATATGGCACGGAAAAGTAAATGCACCTGTAACCTGCACAATGACTATAAGGGGTGCTGCGAAGATGTCTTTAATGCACTTAACGATTGCAAGTTTGGTTTAATATATAACAAAGAATATAGGTCTCATGCATGGCTTAGCCCACAGGGCACAGGCATGTACCACGTGATAGACTATTGCCCTTGGTGTGGAACTAAGTTTCCATCTAGTCTGTACGACGAATGGGATGACGTTGTGGAGAAAGAATACCATATGGATAGAGCTAAAATTCTTGTTAAAGATGCTCCTGCAGAGATGCAGACCGATGAATGGTGGAAGAAGCGCGGACTATAAAGATCCCCCTGTGGTTAGGGGCGCTTGCAGAGTGTGCTGCAGCACATAAAGAATAGGACGGCTTAGGTAGTTCATTACCCAGGCTGTCCTATTCTTTTATCAGGAGGCTATTTTATATCCGGTAGACTACGAGAGCTTCTTTTTATTGTCCGCCATTATCTTTGCAATTTTTCTTGTAAAAAGATAATCATCTAGCCACATGATTAAAATGGACGGGCCTATTATAAGAGAAATAAGCCCGAATACTGCGATAGAAATTGCTACAAGCTCAGCAATCGTCATTTTTTGCCTTTGCGAGCCTCAGAAAGGGCAATCGCAACAGCTTGCTTTCTATTTGTAACTTTGGAGCCCTTCTTAGAGCCACTATGAAGTGTGCCCTCTTTCCACTTATGCATGGCCTTCTTTATCTTCTTCTTAGCCATGTCGCCCTTAGGAGCCTTGTCCATCTTGTGCTTGCACTTGCCCTTGCACTTACATGCTTTCTTCATTTGTTACCTTTCTTGGTGCGCGCTTTCGCATTCTTTTTTAACTGCGGATACATTTGCTCATTTCGGCCTCTCCACCGTCCTATAGAAATTTTCTTCAATAGCTTGGGCAGTCGGCTTACCAAATACTGGCAGATCGCCATGAATGCTCGGATCCATTGGCACCGCGTGATGCGGTATTCGCTTGATCATGACATCTCGGGGTAAATTTGACGGGGCATTTCGATCTTCGTTGACCATGCTACCGTCTGCCCGCTCTCTCCAACGTCGAGGATCATTCTGTTTTATCATAAGAGTCCTTAGGCTATCGCACCCGAGTCGTTTCTTCAAACGATATTCGCTTGTCGATCATAGACTGCTTTTTGTTCTTTTTGACATTAAAGGAATTGGGCTTGCCCAGTATTGCCCATGCAATATCTGTCGCCTTCCCTTTAACCCTTGGCATTGTAGGCATGTTAGGTCTTCTTAGGCTTCATGTCCTGCTTCATCTTCCCTTCATTGCGACGGGTCAATTCGTCAACACCGCTTATCCCATCATTAAGGCTATCAGTCATGGCGTACCCTTCTTTTGGATAGTACTTCATGATTATATTTTGAGGCATAAATGCCATAGCGCCTGCTTCTTCATGCAACATGCCGCCGTCTGAATGCTCTTGCGCTCTACGAGCAGATACGTCAGCGTACTCATCGCGTTCACCCATAGATTTTCTAGGGTTGTGGAATCGTTTTGCCATAGTGGCTCCTGTCTAGTAGTAACTGAACTGTCGCCAAGTTGTCGACACTTCAAGGTTGACCCTCTAACTACCTGCTGCAGGTACACCCTGCTTGGGTTTAGATTTCGGTTTGGTTGGTGATACCTTGTTCTGTTTCACCTTTTTTGCGGCAACGCCCGACGAAGCGCCTCGCGTAGACGCGGTTGCTTGTACGCCTGCCGCCTGATTTTTAACATGGCTTGAGAGTTCAATCAGCTGGGTTAGATGGTTCAGGTCAATGCCATCGAGCTCTTTAATAGCCTTAACAAAGTTGAGCAATGCCATCTCCTCATCCTTAACCGCCGCTGACCTACGTTCTTCAGCCAACGCTTGATTCTCTTCGATCCTACTATAGCGCTCTGCACCAAGTCCACGATCCGCTTCTGCGCGGGCGTGTGCGAGGTCTGTACGCGCTTGCATTTCCTGTATCTGCACCTGCATTTGCTGCTCTTGAGCCTGCTGCCGCTGCTGTGCGGCTTGAGCTAGCGCATCGGTAAGCTTCTTTTTGTCCTGGATCGTGCATGCTTCTACGAGGACGTCATCGGGCACTGGCACACCAATCTCCCGTAACTGCACCAATTGCGCAAACTGCATCTGCTTTTGGGTAGTAGTATTGAGGCCTTCTTCGATTGCACATCCATACTTGCCAAATGCCTTATCATGAAATGCTGCTGCGGGCTCCTCACCATGTAAAATCTTTTTAACCTTGCCAGGCGTAAAGTTGTTCTGAATTACTTCTACCATGATGTCGCCCAGAATCTTCTGCGCATGGTCGAGATTATCAAAAAGTGACTGCAATGTTGTAAGCCCAGCACCTTGCCGAAGCATCGATAGGATGCCGGCTTTGTCGTCCAAAGCACTGCCGAGTAGTTCTTCATTTACACCCGAAATTTGACTAATTTCCTCACCCATAATCTTCGACAGCTCAATCATTGACGGTGTTATCTGCGGTGGCTGTATCTGAATAACGTCGGCCATATTAGCCTCGCTCTTCAAAGCAAGCCCCTTACCCTGTCCCGACAAGAAAACGTCTTTTGGGTTAACTAAACTATTCTCTTTGTAAATATACCCACTGTTCAATTGGCTCTCGAGGATATCAAATTCTATGCACTTACGACGATTGTATAGGTACTGTGCGTCGCGCAATCCACGTACTACGCCAGCTACGCGGTATTCGTAGTATGGAAGCTCTGGCCTATAGTAGGCAAAGACAGGCACGAAGGGGTATCGGTCTATACCTAAAGGTGAGGCACCGTCATAGAGTACTTTTCCTTGTACGACGATTGCCAGCTTAACGGTCGGTATTTCCTGTTGCACGACAGTGACTGATGGGTACGTTTGAAGAAACAGTTTAAGCCCGTCTTCATCAGTCCCACGCCATTCCGTCGTTTCACCACTCTGAGAGTCAATGAGCATCCGCTGAGTACGGTAATCACGGTAATAATACTCATCATACGTAAGAAGGTCCGTAAAGCTGTAGTTGTAGTGTTCTGGCTGGAATTGGAATTTTGAGTCACGCGCAAGGTCTCCGTATAATCCCATTATCTCATCGGTTTTATCAGGCATGAGCGATATTGCCTCACGCTTGGTAAGAAACGAACGCTTCCACAAGAAGTTACAGTCTGAGAGGTCGGGTTTCTTAAAGAATGGGTCTATCAAAAAGCTGTTATAGGAGCAATTTTCTACTTTAATGTTACCTGATACAGGATCTGACCTGAAATCAAGCCATACTTGGAGCAGGTTCATGCCACATATGGTAGAGCCTTGGAAGGCCTCTGATATGGTCTCGTACACACCTTCTTGTCGATGAACCCAATTGAGCACCTTAGTAAACTGGTCAGCGGTCTGTGAGTCTGCGTTCTCTATGGGTATGACCGTAGTTGATCGCCGATTGCGACGCTGGTGCCCTGTTATCATCTGCACAATACGACGTATCCGATTGAACGTAAACATCCTGCGGCGGTTAGCAGGTAGGTTTCCGTATATATCACCCCATATTGTCTGGTCATTGCTCTCGAATCTGTGGTCCTGGTCCGCTTGACTCCAGAATGCCTGATTAATAGTCACCGACTCAGCATAGTGTGATTCCATCCTCGAAAGGATGCCGCGGTGTTCTTCGCTCAGGTACATGGGCCCAAGCCCAGGAAACAATGGCATTAGTACTACTCCCCTTTTAAAGAGTTAATGACAACCTACGATAATGTTAGAGAGTTATCAAGAGTTGTTTATGTCCCACCTTCTGTCTAAGGCCTTATTAAACTTTATCCGTTGCTGGTGCTTTGCGGCTTCGACGAGTGTCATGAGATCAATACCGAGCACTTCTGCTAATCTGACCGTAAGTGTGGGCGTAGGTATCTGATCATGCCGCTCAATCTGTGTAATATAGGCGGGTGAAATATCACCACCAAGTCTTTCTATAAGTGTTTTTACAGTCCACTCCTTTTTTCTGCGTGCTGTTTGCACCATGCGTCCGTAGTTCAAAATCATATTAGAGAATCATCCTCTGTGCCTAAATATATAGGGTATACTGGACTCTTCTCCCATAACTGCCTGTTGAAATCGCTTATCAAGCTCTTCTGGAGTTCCGCCATCGCGCACTTTTGGCAGTGATATGCATAAATACCTAAGAGCGTCTGAAGCGTGACTAGCCCAATTATGAAGAGGAGCTGTTTTGTAGATACGATTCTTGGGGTCATACTCTTGCCTGTAATTCTCAAGCGCCTTGATCAATTGCGCACACTTTGTTTGATCGATATACATTATACCCATTTTTGAGCGTACCGTTTCAATACCATCCATCAAACCTACGTCAGGGGCAATCGTGAAGTTTATGCCAAGCTGTAGAGCCTTCTCAAAGCGGGTCATACCAGATCCCCATTCCTTCACTTTAATATCAAATGGCGCTATATAATGCCCGTATACGTACGGTTTGCTTTGTATGACTTTAACATAATGCTCTAGCCCCTCTTTTGAGTTCTCATAGTAGTCTATGATGCGTATGACAGCCCCTGCTATCTGATACCAGATTATGCAAGTCGAGTCCCTGACTCCGATGTCAATCGCCAGATGGGTTCTAATGCCAGGCTCCC